TGATCCTACGCACTACCTGACCGCTGAGAGCTACCACACCGATGTAATCATCACGGACCTTCTTCGGAAGATACCGGATTTTGACGTTGGGGTAGATCGAGGGGCAGAGGCTCGCAAGACCTTTTGGGAATGTGAGCGTGTCTGTAAAGCTACCAATCTGCGACTGCAATCTCTTCTCCACAACCACTATCCCGTGGACCTCGCGGTCCCTGAGATGGTACAGGAGTTGCGCATTGCTGATTTTGTCAGCGGTGTGAAAAGAAGATTGTCACAGCTTATTGGGAGGATCCCTTTGGATCTAGACTTATGTCGCTTTGGACCCGGTGCAACGTTCCGCGATCGAGGTCGTCTGACGACGGTGCCCGATAAAATCGCATCTCGCGCTACGAGTACTGCTGAGTGCCTTTCTTTGCTCCCGCTTTGGGAGCGCACGGCCTGGGCTCGCGCCCGGGCAGCAGACTCAACAGTTCCATTTCACCCAGAGGTTGTCAGGGGAAACCGTTTTACGACGGTCCCGAAAGACGCCCTCCGTGAACGAGGAATAGCCATTGAGCCGTCTCTGAACATCTACTTCCAACTCGGAGTGGGCGCCTTCTTGAAGAAGCGCTTGCTCCTCGCTGGGATTGATCTCAAGAGCGGTCAGGAGACCCATCGCCGTGAGGCGAAGAATGGTAGTCTCCTTGGCCACCTCAGCACAGTGGATCTGTCCAACGCAAGCGACACGGTCAGCTCAGTGCTAGTCGAGCTCCTTCTCCCAGAGAAGTGGTTTGACTTGCTGTCGTGTCTACGCAGTCCGTTTACGCAAGTGGACGGTAAATGGGTTCGTCTGGAAAAGTTCTCCTCAATGGGGAATGGTTTTACGTTCGAGCTGGAAACCATGATCTTCTACGCCTTGTGCGCAGAGACGTGCTCTCAGCTTGGATTCGACCCGAAGGACGTTTCCGTTTATGGGGATGATATTATCATACCCACGGGTGCTGCGCCCAGCTTCCTCAAAGTTCTTAGTTTCTTCGGCTTTACGCCGAACCCTAGGAAGACATTCCTGGGTGGGAACTTTAGAGAATCGTGCGGGGGGGACTTCTATCTAGGTAAGGCCGTGAGGCCTCACTATCTCGATAAAGTCCCTTGCACACCCCCCGATTGGATTTCACTGGCAAATGGTCTTCGTAGGATAAACACCTACCATGACTTTACCTGCTCTCCACTATACCGCGCTTGGCGGTTCTGTGTCGAGCAGCTCCCAGTGCCTCTCCGAAGCATCGTTGGTCCCCCGAGACTAGGGGACATCGTAATCCACGTTGAGGATGATGTCTGGCGAACGAGAATTCGCTGGACGCGTGACGGGAGAGGACGCCTTAAGGCCCTTCTCCCGATCACTTCTACCCTCGGCCTCC